GTACCAGACTTCAATCGTCTCTTGGGTTGGATCTGCCGTCGGGTTGCCTCCGGGGAAATTCTGCGCATCAAGGTAAGTGCCCAGCGTGTGGCGCATCGTTAGCTTGAATTCCAGCAGGTCAGCGAACGCCAGACAGAGCGCGGTAATGCGTCCATTGACGTTGCCGACCGACAGCGTTGGTCGTACCGCTGTGCCGTCACCGTTGGACTCGATGCCGTCAATCTGCATCGGCCAGGCACCGTATTCGTTGCCCTGCCACCAGATGGCCTTTGCAGGGAGCTGGTCGGCATCGGCGCCAGCGGCGATCAGCTCGGCCGGGGTGTGCGGGATGGAATGCCCATGAAAACGCAAAACGTCTGCGCCGTAGTCGCTGCCATCCAATTCGAAGAGCAACACTTCACTCCCAGGCTCGAGCACCTGGATATCACTGATCAGCGGCATGCTTGTCCCTTATGGTTGGAATGACTGACTAAACGTGGTGTTGAGAGTGAAAACGCCGGCGCCATTTGGGGTCACGCTCGGCGCTGAAGCCCGATAGAAACCCAACTCGCCAAGGGGTGGCGTCCAGAGGAAGGATTTGAACCCGGCATGCCTATCAAGGAATGCCTTTATCTGCACAGCAACGGCTTCACCGACAACGAATGTCACAGGCCAGCTATCCGTTTTATTGTTGATCCCATCGCCAACGACTTGCTCGTAGCCGTCGCCGAACTTGGAGCTACGCACGCGATATTCCGGCGAGCTGGTGGGCTCCACTTTCGGACACCAGGTAAACGTTTCAACGGCCATTTACCAATCTCCAGATTTGTCCGCCAGGTTGCAGTTCCTGGGCAATCGCCTGTTGTGCACCACGCTTGGCCACGTCGGCATATACCTGCCCAACTGCCTTCATGTCTTGCTGAGAAGATGCCCCATTCCCTGAGCCCGAGACTTCTATGGTCTGCTGGATCAGCACCTGGTTAGCGCTGATCGAACCACCATCCGAACCACCAATGGCTTTTACGCCCAGCGATCCATCGGCGGTGCGCGTCAATGGCATAATCGCCTCCGGTCCAGCCTCACCCATCAGCCCAGTACCGCCGGCCATTCCAAATGCGGTGGGTTGAGTGACGACGCTGTTGGTGAATGCACCACCTTTGGCAAACATCTGAACGCCTGAAGCCCATGCACCGCCCTTGGCCTGGATGCTGCCCGGACTAAAGCCTGAGAGATCTCCGCCGTAACCTGCCTGGGTAGAACCTGCAGATGCACCCGCTCCGGAGCCAGAAAAGTAACTGGTGCCCGCGCCAATCAAACTACTCAGTAGTGCCGAGCTGGCCTGTCGCGTGGCGATCCTCGCCATATCCGCAAGGATCGACTTCGTGAAATCAGAAAACGATGCCTTACCTGTCGTTGCGAAATCCGCAGCAGCGTCTTCCATGGCGCTGAAGGCGTTCCCGAATAGGCTGCGGGTCTGGCCGGCCACGTCCTTGGCACTATCGAGATAGTCCTGCCAGGCACCACGCGCGCCGTTGGTCCAGTCGCTTTGGGCCGCATCCATCTGCGCCCAACCTTCTTTCATGGCCTCAATTTGTTTGGGCAGGTAAGCATTGGTCAGGTCGATCTGGTCTTGCAGAGCCTTGCGCTGCTGATCGGTTGTTGCCGTGGCGAGCTCTGTCCGCAGGGACAGAACCTGATCGTTGGTTTGCCGCTCTAACTCCAACCGTTCCAGGTAGCGATCAGATTCCTTGCTCCCCATCCCGACGGCTGCGGCTTGGGCGGCGTACTGCGCCCGCTGATTGTTCAGCTGCCGCTCAAGGTCCATCTGGTATTGAAGCGCCTGCGAGAGGCCATTCGCGGAGTTGACCGCTTCGTTGAACTGGCTGGCGAGCCACGCCGTGGACTGCCCGTACTGCTGCTTCGTGATTTTTCCATTCTTCAGCAACAGGTCAATTTGAGCTGTCTGCTTGGCGAATTCACTGGCCGCGGCACCGACCGGATCAAAGGTTTGCCGAAGCTGGTCGAAAGCGGTGGCGGCCTGTTTTAACTGCTCTTTGAGCTTGTTTTGAGCGTCCGTCGCTGACTTGGTCGTGCCGTTTAGCTGCGCTACCTGTTTGTCGATTGCAGCGATTGCACGCGCGTAGCGGTCAGCGTTGTCCGGATCCTTAGCCATGGCGGCCACCAGGGCGGCGCGATCCTGCTCAAGTTTGTTGAGCCGGTCATAGGAGTTCAGCAACTTCTGCGTCGCGACGTTGTTCCCGGTGCGAGCAGCTGCAACTTTCTGCTCCTGCTGCTCGACCTGTTTATTCCCCTCGACAAGCTTCTGGTCACCCCAGCCGCGCAATTCGGTGTATGCCTTGTAACTGGCAAGACGATCGTCCGATGCCTTCTTTGCAGCCTGAAGATCCTGGCCAAAAAGGTCACCCACAAACAGCGTCGGGTTCGTGGCGAACTTGTTCAGCCCGCCTTCGGCTTTGTTGTACGCATCCAAAGAGCGATTAGTGTTTTCCTCAGTGGCGACACCCGCCAAATGCTGCTTCTTCTTATCGCGAGAAAAAAAGGAGGTGACCTGCTCGAGGTCGGTCATCATTGAACGAAGGTCGTTCGGCAGCTGGGCCAGCCCGCTCGCCGCCGCGCCGGTCAATTTCACAACCAGCGCCGCGAGGTCAGCCATGCCCTGCTGAAAGCCTGGATCCTTGACGATGTCGCGCAAGCCGTCGAGCGAGTTCTGCAGCGGGCTCATATCGACATTGGCGAGGCCCGAGACAAACTCGTTGCGCAATCCCTGCGCCTGGGCCTGTAGGTCTTGAATGATCTCGTTCGCCCGCACAAGGTTGGCGATCTGCTGCGGATCCATGGCAATGCCAAAATCCTTGGCTTGCGCGAGATACTTCCGCAGGCTTTCACCGCCCTGATCGAGTAACGGCAGCATTCGCGACAGGTCGTTGCCCAGGCTTTCGAGAATGTTGATCTTCTCGGACTGGGTCGACACGGACTTGAGGCCATCGGCAATAGCCAACAGCTGCTTGTCCGGCGACAGTGCCGCAAGATTTTCAGCCGACAGGCCGAGCTTGTTCAGCCCGTCAATCGCTTCGCCGCCACCAGTAATGACTGCGTCACCGATCTTGTCCCCGATATCCTTGAAGATATCAGCCATCTTGTCGCCACTCAGACCGGCACGCTCCGCTGCATACTGCCATTGCTGGAGAACAGTGGTGCCAATTCCGAGGGACTTTGCCCAGCGATCCGTCTCGGTGGTTGCCGCGGCGGTGTTCTTCAACATCACCAGTGACGCGGTACCGACACCGAGCGTTGCCGTGACGACGGTGGCCAGGGCGCCGCCAATCTTCTTGCCCGCTTCCTCCGCACGGGCCTGCATTTCCTTCATGCGCTTTTCAGTAATGCGGCCGGCCTTATCCATGCCCTGCTCGAACCCGCCGATGCGGGCGATCAGATCCAGCGTCAGGGTGCCAAGAGATCGGGTAGCCATGGGTTATTTCCTGTTGTGAACCGGGTCAAACCCATTCGGCCATTGCCGTTTCGAGGGAGACACCTGCTTTTTCCTGATGCGGCATGAAGTCGATCAACTCCGCTTTGCCTCCTCCCATTCGATGAACCTGTAGCGCAACGATCGCGCCCATCTGTTCAGCACGGGACGCCAGGTTGAATGAGCCGTTTTTGTTTCGATAAGCCACCCAGGCCATCGCTTCCGAATAGCTGATGCTCGCCTTGGCCTCTGCCACTGTTCGCCCGCCGACTCCGTTCAACACCAGTTCGTGCCAAAACTCATCGGCGGCTGTCAGTTTTTTGCGCGGTTGGCTCCGGTGTTGTTCACCTCGTGAACGGCACCGAGAAGCGCCCAGCCAAGGCTTGGCTCAAGACGGTAGGCATCCTCGTAGGAGATAGCCTCCTCCCCTTTCGGGCCAAGCGTCACGCAGGTCGCGATGTACTTGGCGTTGCGGCTTTGTTCCGACTCGGTAGAGGAAAACAACTGCTCGATCATGCCGAACGATTGCGGCATGACATGGATGAAAAACTTGTTCTCGATCGGCTTACCCTTGCTGTCCTTGTGGTTCCAGACAACGGCTTTCTTCACCATGGCGCCGCCGACGATGCCGCCGGCAGCTTTCAATTCACTCAGGTTCATGGGTCGCCCTTACGTGGTTTTCTTGATCCAGGCGGATCCGCCCGAACGTTGAATGGTTGCGGTGGTGGTCACCACGGTGTTGGCCGCGAACGAGAACGGAAAGTCGGAGACATAGCCCTCGAACACGAACCAGGTGCGCGTGGCCGGCAACTCGAAGTCGTCGCCACCGGTATCCAGCGTGGGCGGCTCAACACCGTCAGCCCAGCCCACCGCCCACTTCACAGTGGTTTCACCATCAGCTTCAGAAAGCTGATGCAGGCGAATGTGACTGGCGTTGTTCGGATCGGCATTCAGGCCGAGGGATGCTTGGCCCGGAGTGCGCAGACCCTTTTTATAACTGCGCTCTTTCGCGCTGAGGCAGGTGTCTTCGATCTGGTCTGCCGGCGCACCGCCCGGGTCAAAGCTGGTGGCGCATTCCACTTCCATGACTGTCTGTGGGCCGGTGCCGGTCAACGGTGGTACAAGGGCATAGACCTGCGTGCCCTGGGTGAGAATGGACATAGGTGTCTCCTGCGGACGAAAAAAAACCCGCACATGGCGGGCAGGTTTCTGTGTAGGGGTTAGCGGCGGACGATCCAGTTCACGCTGAAGCTGTACCGATATCGACCGGTTTCAGGGTCCTTGTTCTCGCCGTTGTAGCTGGATATGGATGCGGATAGTTCGATGGCGTATTCCAATGCCTGTCCAGCCGCGCGAGCCTCCGAGGCTGTCGCGGCATACACATCAACCTGCAGTTCATGACTCTCAACATCTGGTCGGCCGGCCAGGTAGTTGTCTGGATTGCCGTTAATTACCTGCCAGACGCAATACGTTCCGGCTGGGTTATCCGGCGCCAGACCGAAGAGATACAGCCGCGTCGGGTTTGTACCGAGCAACGCGGTCACCGCAGGATCACCCGTGGCGACCTGAAAAATCGGTGGGTATTTCATTGGATGGCCTTCTTGGTGGCACGCTTGATAGCGCGATCAAGGGCTTTATCATACTCAGAGATAAACATCGCCGTGGCCGCCTCAACGTTGTCAGCTAGTGCATTGCGCATGAAGGGCTGCGCAGGCATCTTGGCGGTACCGAACTCCAAGAACCGCCAATAAAAGGTGTCCCCGCC